ACAAAGAATAGTTTTATATGTAGTTGTGTTTGAGTAATTCTGAAAGTGAACAACGCAATTAAACCCGCCAGCGGTAGAAGTACCACCGAGGTTATGAGTAATAAATGCGCTCGTTTGGCTTGAGAATCTGCCTGATGAAGCTGATGATCCATTACCAAGTAGGTAGGTCATAGAGTAATTACTGCCTGTATCTACTGAGCCATTACCAACCTGAGCGGTGAGAAGGTCTACCGAGCTTGTGCTACTCATTGACCCGATAAGAATTAGGTCTGTGTAAGTTGTTGGAATGCTTGAGAATGTATAAGAAGCCACGTCGCTTGGAGCGGTGTAGGTCGCTATTGGTTCATAAGTCGCTGGCATGATTACCCCTTAATTCCGTATAGCGCGAATGATGAGTATTGCTGGAAAGTCGATGGAGTAGTAAAGTCAATACGGTTAACTGCATCGCCAATCATCCAAAGATTAGAAGCAAGATAGACCGTACCTGATCCGTTGTTATCCCATCCGCCTAGTTCTCTGGTGGTGGTGTATTTATTGGTATTGGCATAATCTAAAATATCTAACACAAGCCCGCCCCATTGAGCGTTGCCGTCCTGTGGTGAATATGCAGCGTTGGCAGCGGTGTTAGCCCCTGCGGTTGCTCCTGTTCCGTATAGCGCATGGTTGCGGTAATTGGAAGCGGTTGTGTCGTTGTTAAAGCGTAGGTTTCCATAAGAAGCAGCGCCAAACTTTACGAAACCACGAATCTGCAAGTGCTTATAGGTAGACGGAATCGAGCTAAAAGTAATCGTAGAAGTACCACCAGAGCCGACCGTAACGGTGGCTATTGACTCGTAAGAGTTAGTTGATATAGGCGCTGGTGCAGAAAACGCCGCTATGGCGTTGTTAAGCAATCGCGCCCACCACGTACCAAGTGTCGGTAGCAGTCTTGATAAGAGCTGCTGACTTGTATTGAGCCAAGGTAGGAGATGCGGCTACTGCTCCCGCTGAGAGGACTGTAGTAGTGCCTGAGGTGACTGCTGAGATAGTGCAGACTCCCACGCCTTTGTTCAAAATTGTTATGACGGTACCGATTGCGAATGGCACACTAGCGTTGGTTGGAATCTTAAAGGCTACTGCTGTTGCCTTGTTCATTGGCACTAGCACCTGATACTGGTCAGTCAAGACGGCTGTATAGTCTGCTGTCTGATCTGCGCTGACTGTAAAGGATACGAGTCCATTAACCGTCGCTGCTGTAAGAATATCACCAGTCGTTGATGGTAGTCCAGATGCCATGTGTATCTCCTAATATCCTAAAGTGCTGACCCCAATTATACCGTAGGTTGAACTTCCTACGATGAACCCGTCGGCTATAGGTTCTAGGGTCGTAATGGTTGCCGTCATTTTGTTTGGTGTGATATCCCATGCGATGCCTTGGCATTGAAGGGTTTTAACGATAGTGCTGCCGTCCGGTTGGACGTTGGTAATCTGTAAGTTATCGAAGTAGTCCAAGCCAATCATAGTATCTGTTGGCACTGCTGGATCTAGTAAATCGACCACCATCTCATCGATACGGATAGTCGTTTCCTTACGGGTTGAAACGTACTCCTTGGCTATGTTAGCAACGATGGCATCTGTTTCAGCTACTAGGCTGTCCTGGATAATGCCGTGAGGAAAGTACTTATCTACTGAGGTTTGGTCTGTAGCAGTCTGGGCTGTTCCGCCTACACGGGTAAAGGTTGCTGTGTTGATGATGAGTTTATCGTCAAAGGCGAACTTAAGGTTCTTGTAAGGGATGCCGGTGGTCTGGTTGAACTCGGTTGGAGTAGCCGCTAGTGAGGACATAACCTCTGTGCGGTTCTTGAATATAGCCGTGCCTGTGCCGTCCATATAGAACGCGCCGGTTTCGCTGAACTCTGCGTTCATGATTGCTTGGAGTGATGTGCGAGCAGTGCCCGGATCTACAACGCAGGTGTTAAGCCCTGTTGCCACGGTACGCATTGAGGTTGGAAACGATACCTGGTCGAGAATCTTGTTAATGCGTGTGCCGGTGTCTTGTCCTGCTGTTGCGTCTGTGACTGTCTGGATGTTAGCCATCTGGAACAAGCGAAAGCCGTCGGTGCATGAGATATCGACGTAACCTGTTTCCTGCCCTTGAGGGTAGGTATATTTATAATCTGTGATATAGCCAGAGAATAAGAACGACTCAGCAGTGCCAGTAGTGGCTGAGATGCGAATCTTACGCAGTGGGCTTAAGTAACCGTAATAAGGCGATGAGGTGTTCTGAGGGTTGAAGTAGGAGTTAGGGTCTAGGACTCGGACTACTGCCGTTCCTGCTTCATAGGTATCGCGCTGGATATTACGACCACGGCGGATTGCAATCTGATATACATCTGGAGTCAAGTCGATGACTGGCAGAACCACGGCAGAATCACCAAGGCGAGATACTCCAATAATTCCGTTTTTATCAGAGCCGATAACGAATCCAGCTCCGAACGTTGCTCCGGATGAGTAGTCGAAAGATACGGCTATCTGGGCAGGTAACGCCATTAGCCAAACATCCCTAGGACTCTACCGATTGAAGATGGAGAACCTGAGAGGGAACTCTTTTGCAATCCTGCTTCAATTGCTGCAACTAGATCGTTCTCTGAGATAACTGAGCCATTCACATAGACCTGAATAGGGTTTGAGTTAGCCGCTACTGAACCAGATGGAGTCGAAACGCTTGCAGAGATTCCACCCGCAGGGATGTTGGTCGCAGGCACGTTAGAGATACCGTTAATAGCAGGAACAGTCACTCCGGAGATACCAGCAAGGTTAGCCTTAAATCCCATTAGCCATGAGTCCCAAGCCTTGAAAGGGTTGTTCGCCTCTGGCAAGGTTGTTAGGTATGTAGCAAGTTTGCCAGTTGCATCGATTGAGTTAGCAAGTTGCTTAGATAACTTAGCCGCCTGATCTTCATTGCCTGTGATAAGGGCTAACTGGAGTTCTAAACGTAGTTTATCTTCTGCGCTTATCTTGCCCTTAAGGGCTGCGATAATCTGAATCTGCTCTAAGTCAAAGAGTGCAGATTGCTTCTTTGCTAGGGCTTGTTTCTTAAGTTCTGCGGTGTTGGTCTTTGTAGCCTTAACCAATTCTTGAGAACGCTTCTTGGCTGCTGCTTCTGCCTTAGCCGTTGCCGCTGCGTTACGGGCGTTCTGTGTGGTTTCCATAGGAGAACCAAAGAATGAGAAGCCGGTAGATTGCTTAGTCGCGCCCTTCTTAGCCGCTAAATTAATAAGCGCACCAAGTCCTGAGGTTTTAACTGCTGCACTGAACGCATCGCCCAAGAGTCCTGCTCCTGGTATCTTCTTAAACTCTGCAATCATCATGCCTAAGCCACGGGTAACATTGTTAATCTGAGTTGCCACGTCTGCCATTGAATCGGCTAGATTTTGGATATCGCCATCCTTGCCAGCAATAATAGTAAGAGCATCGACTAGACCCGCGCCGATTGTTTCTTGTGCTTCACCGGCGGCAGTTGTAAGGAGCTGCATCTTTCCGGCGTAGGTGTCGAGATACTTTGCGTTAGACCCTGAGAATAGTGTTGTAAGGCGAGCCTGAATATCTGCAAACTTAGCGACCTTGAGTTCTGCCTGAGTGAGTCCTAGGTTGTACTTGCGGAGTCCTCGGGTGTTGCCCACATAAGCCTGAGCGAGATCGTTAGCAACTGTTGTAAGTTCTACGCCAGAGCCAGCGGATACGTCGATGGCTTGAGCCAGCAACTTCTGACTATTAGCAAGAGAGCCTGTAGTAGTAAGCAAGGCTTGAAATGCAGGACGGAGTTCATCATCGACTACGCCACTTGCTTTAGATAAGTCCTCGATAAATCCTTGAACTTGCAAGTTAGCGAATGAAAGCCCTAAGTTATCCAGGACTCCTGCAAGGCGTGTAGCAGCCTTCTCATCTTCTGCAAAGGCTCGGACGGATGCCTTACCAAAGGCGACCACTGCTGCAGCTGAGAGGCTTACTCCGAGTGTTGTACCAAGTTTCTTAACTGAACTCTCGAGAACATTGACTTGCTTCTGGGCATCCTTGAGAGCCTTCTTGCCGCTGAATTGTGCGGCTATGTTAATCAGTAGGCTCATCGTGTTCTCCTATTAAATTGAGCGGATGCTTTCTCGATTGCCTTGACTACTCCGGCGGTCGCTTTGCCCTCATCCTTTGCATAGGCTCTGAACATAGCGCGACCAATCATCTTCTGACTTCTGCCTTCAAGTTGCCCACCGAGTCGAGGAGTGAATTTCCCCTTGATGCCTGACTTACGTCCAGCAGTTTCAAAGATAGCCCCGCCTGGGTTCTTGCTATAAATAGAAGCTAGAGCAATCCATCCTCGACGGTTCTCCTTGCTAGGGCTTGTGCGATACGAGATGCCCCGGCTTGCTTCTGTCTGATCGTAATAACGAGTAGCCCAGCGACCCTGAGCGTTCTCACGCTTGAGCCATCCGCTAGGTGCTTCTTCATTAGAAGGCAAGAATCCTCTGGCTTGTTTCACAACAGGCTTGAGGAAACTTGCAATTTCTTTATTAGTTTCTTTGAGAAGGTTTGGCTCAAACTGGCGAAGGGCTTTGCGCAGTTCAAGTGCGCCTTTTACCCTTGCTGCCATTTTCCCGCTCCTTCGCTAAATCATTCAATATCTGGATGTGAGCCTTAAACGCCATCGGCGTAAGATTCACGATTGACTCGAACGGGACTCCGTACTCATACGACAGACGAGCCGCAGTATAAGTAACGGAGTTCCGGTCTAGCCTAAAGGGTCGGACTCTAAGACCTCTACCCCTTTAATAGACTCGA